CGACGACCCTGAGTGGGGTTTAAAGCTCTGGAAGAACCTAAGAATCAGCACCTTATAGCCCCCGCGACTTTACCCATGCGAGCATTCTTTCTTTCATCGGGTGGTCTGGCCGCCCTTGAATAGTCTCAATAAGATTCGTTGGGCGGTTACTTCTTTTATTATTTTCCAATGCGCTGATGGGTCTTAGGTTCATGTAATGCCAACAGATTTCAAGATCCTCTTGCTTTTCTTGATCAAACCAAGAGCAGGGTATGATGTGATCAATCTGCCAATGCCCTGGTCGTTGTGGGCCTAGATTGTCCCAAGTCATCCAATGCTCCCACTGTGATTCAATCCATTGCCGAAGCCCATCTGATGAGCATCCAAGCAGCGCAAGCATGCGAGAGCTGATTTTGCGACCCTTCACAATCTTAGAGAATCGCCGCTTCATAATGTCGCGCGCTCGAAACTTCGGGTCGGTTTGGTATCGCATATGAAACTCAGACTTAAATCCAAGTGAACTCACCTTTTCAGCCATCCTGTCCTTTTGTCTTGCCCTTGCCATCTCTTTGCGCTTCTCCTTAGCAAAGCTAAAAAGGTCTAGAGCTAAGACTGCGGAAATGCATGATCCGGCAAGTTTCTTGCGCTTTTCTTTTCTGGCTCTCAATTCAGCCGTCAACGCCAATTTGCTGCCGCTCAATAGATCGCCACGCTTAACTGGCGATGCCTTCCTTGCCTCGCTGCAATTCCTCACCTCGCGCTTTCCCGCGATATCTAGCCACTTGCGGACGGTCGTCCTAGGAACTCCCAACTCCTTTGAAATCGCTTTTAACCCGATTTGACGCTCATACATTTCCAGTATTTTGGGCATCTTTGCTTGAATCTCCAAGTCAGCTTCCCATTCAGCCCTCTTTGCGCATCGCATACCGCAGAATCTTGCCGTTCCGATAAATGGCACGTTGCACCGTTCGCATTTCGTTAAAGACTTCTGACCTTCTGAAAATGCAGCCCTCTTGCATTCGGGCGAGCAGTAAACCTGAGTGCCGCCGTCAGGCATGAACCATTCATGACATTTTATCCAATGGCAAAACTTAATCCGCTTTGGTGCTTGGATGGCCCTGTTTGCCAATGGTTGAAATCCCTTCGGCACGCCGTGATGCGCCGCCATCTGCCCGGTCACCTTTGCAGGGCAAGATTTTACCGATTCCGCCGATTCAGCGTCAATCCTATTCGATTCGGGATCGCGTGCCTCACTCATAGCTCTAATGTCTCATCACACGTTTGACCGCATCAATCAGCTCAACAGGATCCACCATGCCCCATGCGTTGTGCGTGCGCCCGATCTCCATTTCGACACGGCGCACCAGCTCTTGGTCTGGGTCGTTTTGGATCCGCTGGTCTTGCGTTGACCGCTCGACATCCTCGATGGCATCCATTGCCTGGGCGTCCTGCATGGTATCGACCTGCTCGACATCCTCGATGGGTTGCGCTTCAGCCTTGACCTTTGCTGGTCGTCCTCTTTTCTTTTGTTGGTTCATAGGTTCGTTGGTTAAGCTGCCATCATCAGCAGCAGGAAAATGATCGCGCAGATGATCAGCACAAGGAAGCATCCAGTGCAGCCGCAGCATCCTGCCAAGTGCCGGGGCGCGTCTGGCGAATGGTTCAAGGCATAGCTAGCGCCTCGGCTTTTAAATTGTCCCTTCCCGGTCGCTCGATGTCCACGCCCGTTGTGACGAGTGGGAGTTCGCCTAGACGAGGAGCCGTCAACCTCGCTGGCTATCGTGCGTGACGGCAGGTGGCTAATCCTGCGCCTTTGCCCTTTGGGGTTGTTAATCATGCTCATCGCGCTTTCGTTTGTCAAATGCCACCCAGTATCCCTTCCGCCCCTTGAGGACGAGCTGCACTCGGATCGGTGATTTCTCAATGGCGAGCTGGAACTGAAGACTCCGCAGGAACTGGTGGACCTCACATCCTGCGGAAAAGCCAAGAACGTCGGTCAGGTGTTTGGCCGCGATCATCTCTCGGCCCAAAGCATAGCGGAGGAAGGCAATCCGGCGAGCATTGCGGATGTAGCATCTCCTGCCGTGAGAATGAACCTCGCCGCCGTTAATCGGCAGAACTACTGGCGACTCCCACCCGTCGAGGATCGCATCATCCAGGTCGGTGTGGTAGGTCTTGTCGGTCATGATGAGGTTGCAGCCATCAAAACCGCGCAATCAAAACGGTATCGAATCATCTTCCGCCGTGCTTGCAGTCGTATTCGGAACAGCCGGCGCAACAGTCGGCCCCTTAGTTCCAACCTCCTTCCAGTTGCCAATGATCGGCCCTTTCTCCCCTGCCATGCGGCGCTCTTTGCCCAGATCCTGCGTGACGAAGCCGTCGTTGCCGAACTGGTCCGGCCCTTCCTTGTTGTCGAAGAAGACCAGGCTCAGGTATTTGCCGTTCTTCCCTTCGTAAAGGGCGGTCTTGTCGATTTTGGTGACGTTGATGTTTGCTGTTCTCATTTTCGTTTTGGCTTGTTTAGATTGCGTTTTTTACACCTTCAAAGTCTTCGCTCAAAGAAACGCGATACTCTGGGATCACCGAAAGCGCAGAATGAACGTCAAGCGGGTTTAATCCATCGCGCAGCACAATGTGCCACATTTCGATGTAAAGCTTTGCGAGACGCTCTGTCTCAGTTCGGTCTTTCCATTTCCGGTAAACGGCCCCCGTGTCCAAGAGCAGCCCCAGTTCATCATAGAGCGGCCTGTGGCAACCTAGCTTCATCACCGCGATTCTGCCTGAAGAACTCCAACTGGAGCAAACCGGAGTCCACGCAATAACGGCATCAACCAGCGGCACATCGTCGTGTTTAGTTGTTTTCATTTCTGTTTTGGTTCCAGCTACGACGTGCAGCCGGGAAAGTGTAGGACATGGAGCGCCGCCTTCTTTGCCCATGCTCGGAATGTCTAGGGAATTGTTTTGATTGCAAGAGGGTTTTTAATATTCACGCTTCTCTCTGAATGTTGTTACCGGTCGGTCGAACTCAAAAGAGATTGGCCCCATTTTCCCGCCTCGGCATTTTGCAACGATGACCTCGACATCAACGACGGGATCCTGCGAATCCGGCTCGGTTGGATTGAGTAGAAGGATGACGTTGGCGTCCTGCTCAATGGCCCCAGAATCGCGAAGGTCTGATTTGACGGGCCTTCCTCGCTTCTCGGCATCTCGGTTGAGCTGCGCGAGCGTTACTACCGTTATATCCAACTCCTTGGCGAGTTGCTTGAGACCATCCGAAAGTCTCCGCACCGCATCCTCTCGATTGCGGCTTCCCTCCGGTTCCTTGATGAGTTGCAGGTAATCGACAAAAATAACCTGAACGCCGCTTTGTTTGACGAGCTGCCTCGCGCTAACCTGAATGTCAACCAGCCGCATGTCTGCTCTGTCATCAATCCAAAGTGGCCACTTGTGCGAGTTGTTGATCGCATCCCTCAGCTTGATGAAGTCCATCTTCCCGATGTCTCCTCGGGCAAGTTTGAGAGAGTCGATCCGCGTCTGGCCGGATAGCGAACGGATGGCAAGCTCCTCGGCGAACATCTCAGCCGAATAGATCGCCGTGGGGATGTTGGCGGAAACGAGGTTTTCAACCAGGTTCATCAGCATCGCCGTCTTTCCGGCCCCCGGTCGAGCCGCCAGCACCCAGAGCTGTCCGCCTTGGTAGCCATTGGTAGATGCGTCAAGGCTTTCAAAGCCTGTTGAAATGCCGGGAATCTTCCCTCCTGCGACTCGGGCGTCCTCGATCATGCCTACCGTGCGGCCTAGGATCTCTCCCCATTGCCTCGACCTCGCCACCGATGCGGTCTTCAGGAGGCTTTGAATCGCGGTATCAGCGGCTTGAATGACCTGGTCAATGTCCGTGAGCTGATCGCACGCAGACGCTGCCAGCGCATGACACTCGGTCGCTAGACGCCGCCTCTTGGTTTCCTTTTCAGCGGCTCGCAGGTAGGTGGCCGTCATTTTTGGCGTAGGAACGTCGCTAAGAAGCTCCGTGACTGCTCCCGCCCCTCCTACCGCATCCAAACGCTCCGAAGCGCGCAGGCGCGAAATCAGGGCAACCAAATCCAATTCTCCAGCTTCTCGTCGGACGTTTTGCATCGCCGCCCAGATTTCACGATTGGCGGGGTGGTAGAACAAGTCGGATCCAGAAGGGTGGAGCGCGATCTTGTCTAAGCTCTCGGGCCACTGGAGGGCGCACGAGAGCAGGGCGCGCTCTGCGTCTTGATTTGAGGGTAGGCTGGTCATCGTGAGTTCCTGTAGATGTCTGCGCGTTGATCGTCGGTTAGTTCGCCCTCTTCGCAGGTCAGAGGCTCATCGTAAATGGTCGCGGCGATCTCTCGCCAATTGGCCGGGATTGGAAGCTTCTTGGGTTTTGATTCTGCGGCCTGATGTTGAATCTCTCCTTTTGGAGGGGCAAAGATGCCTTGGTAGTTCATGGCCATCGAATGCCTCACGGCTTGGTCGAGCGCCTCGTCGCTCATGCTGGCGAGCTTGGCAAGCATCTCCTTCCATCCGCTGGGCCTGTAGCTTTGGCCTTTTTCGGCTTTGTGTTTTGCCCAGAGGAGGAAGGTCTGTTTCCGATTCTCAGAAAATGAATCAGGGAAAGAAAGAGGCGACTTGTTCGCCGATGCGGCTTTGCCGCTCTTCTTTTCTTCTTTTGCCTTTGCCTCTGCTTCTGCTTTTGCTTTTGCTTCTGCTTTTGCTTCTGCTTCTGCTTTTGCTTCTGCTTTGTCGGTCTGAGGCGTTACGGTAGCGTTACTATGCGTTACGGAGGCGTTACGGTGCGTTACGGAGGCGTTACGCTCTCGGTGGCGACGTTGCCGCTCGGAATTGGCCTCCTTAGCCTCGGCCAAACTTGCCATCCTGCGGTATTTCGCGTGGTTCAAAAGCTCCCAGCCCCCGTCGATCTTGGCGATTCGACGCCCGTCATTCTCGGGAGTTCGCGAGTAAGGATCAGGCCCAAGGAACTTAGAGATGGCGATCTCGGCGTCACTGATGCTGACAGCCGCCAATCTGGCCAGACCTGGTATGGATGCCTGCACCTCGCCGTTTTGATCTGCGATTGCCAACATCGTAATCCAGACGATGCGCGTCTTGTCATCCTCGGTCCAAATCGTGGACGTTATGATGGAGTTAAAAAGCTTAGTGTAATTTGGCATAACGTTACTGTAACGGTGAAGCGTTACGGACAGGCTCAACAAAATGAGATGAATCCGCAAGACGATTTATCGTGCGTTTTGCTGGCGATATTCCCTCTGATATTCTCGATTCTTCTCCGCGCAAATCTCGCATCGCGTCCGATTTGGCACGGCCAACCTGGCGCAGATCGCGCATCTACCGGCGGCGATCTGTTTGTTCTGCCAGCGTCGATTCCTGATGGTTTTTCCGTCGCTGTTCATTTCGTTATCCTTTCCATCTCCGCGTTGTGCAAATCGGCAGTCTCTTGAAAGTTTCGGTGATTCCTCACCATTTCGACGGTCCAAGGTTCCCACTCGACCGGGACGACTTCGCGGATGTGGACCTGCCTAGTGGAATCGCTCGCTTTGTCTTTAGCGTCTTGCTCAGTAGGCCAGATGAAACCCATGTAGTGATCATCGGGACCGTAAAGGTTGATCCAGCCCTCCAACCTCTTCGGTTTTGGTCGATGCTGATCAACGATTTTTCGAGTATCCGCAATCACCTCCATCTCCTCTTTGGTCAAACCTTCAGTATCATCGATGACAGCGAGGATCTCCAACAGCTTTTCTGCGGCTTCTAGTAGTTCGTTTTGTTCGTTCATATCAATCAAGTTTCAGCTTGAACATCAGCGAGTTCACGGCCTCGCGCTCAGTCTCTCCGCATTGGGTTTCCACATCACCAAAAATCTCGATTGATGCCTCCCAATACGAATCGGACATATCGAAAACGTAGAAGGTTTCGATGCCCAATCGTTTAGCGTCCTGCTTCCAGCGCGGAACTTCGTCTGCCATGTCGAGGAAATCAGAGACGCTCATTTCGCCCTCCCTTCAAATTCCACCCACTTGCACAGTTCAACGCCGATCTCCGAACTCATGCGCTCAATGCGGCCCATGATCTCGACGGCATCCTCGACGCTCATGTTTGCGGCTCGCTCATTGCCATCTTCAAATTCGGAATAAGCCTCGCGCAGATGAGTTGCGGCAGCTCCAAGCTCTTCAAGAAGGTCGAGAACCTCCAGCCGCGCCATGCAGATAACGTCTGGGGTCTTGTCGCTCATTTCGCCCTCCCCTCTTCAAACCGCGACCATTCCGCCATTACGCGAACTTCAGTCAGTTCAGCGATAGCCCGATCTTTCTCGTCCCGTTGCGCTCCCATTTCGAGGGCGAAATAGAAGGCGAGGCCGTAGCCAAGCCCGGTGACTAGGCAGAGTGTTCCGATAAAGTAGTCTTTCATATTAAAATAATTCCATTACCATTTGCGGCCTTTTGTCGCCGCTCGTTGACATTTCTAAATAACGTTGAAGTTCTTCAATTCGATGCTCCCCCCCCCGCATCCATCCGGTTCCGTCGCACGATTCCGCCCCGGCCTTGTCGGCCATCCAAAGCAGTCGCTCTGAATTGACGCGAGCTACATGAACTCGCTTAAAGTTCTGGGTCCATTCGCGGAGGTTCCGCCATTTCCATTCTGTTGTTCCCCCAACAAAAACAATGTCTGCATTTGCTGGCACATCTTCTCTTCGCATGCCGTCCTGCACGGCAAATGCTAGCGGGACATGCGGAATAATGTCCCTCACAATTGGAAACCATTCAGACCACATGTTGAGTGTTGCATCACGATCAGCGACAACATCGGGAACAACAACCCATCGAGGGCGGAAGTGCGAACGTGCCTTTTCGAGCATAGAAGTAAAAGCGGTTTCATCCCATGGAGTTCCGTTCTTCCACGCTCCAAAAGCGCCATTGTCTAGAGCATAGGGCATCCACGATGGAGCCTTGCGCCATCCGTCAGGAGAAATAAGCCATCCAAGGCGGTTTGAAAACTTTCCCGCAAGATAGCCAATCTGAATTCCCGAATTGTTCGATGGCATTACCATCATCGGATCAGATTCGTAGTTCATAATTTGGCCCCAATGAAAGTTCATGCCTTGTTTGTGTGTGGTCCTGCCAAAATTCCGTAGGTATGCATCATGATATGTCGATCTCTTTAATCTCGTATCTTCCCTTTTTGTTTTTGCGCCACCCGTGGACCAGAATGATCCATCCGGCTTTTCTAAGATGCTCTAGCGCATCCGATTCGATAATCTTATTGATTCGGCTTTTTGTGTTGCTCCAACTGGTTGATTGCACTGCTACAGTCTCTCCATCGCGGATCGCTAAGATGTCGATGATCCCAAAGAGATCGTGTCTGGTTTTTGTAAAGGAGTTCCAGCGCTCGACAACCTGGACCAACTGACAGGTCTTCCGCAGATGGGCCAGACTGCGAGCGGTGGGGGATTGTTTCATGCCTCGTCCTTTGCCGCTTGCGTTTCTTGCTCCCACGCCTCCTCAAACTGCCGCGAGAATTGAATCAGCGCATCGCGCAGCGAATCGGTAAAGGCATCGCGCTCCACGAGGATGCGGAGCGAGGCAAGGCCAGGTGACCAGCTTTGGAACCACCATGCCTCCGCTCCGGTCACGGCCATGCTGCCATGGACCTGATAAAGGTAGGTATCGGGCAGCATCCCAGCTCGACGGTATTCGATATGGGTTGATGGAACTGGCACTTTCCCCTCAAATCCAATGCTCTCGCCTTGAACAAGGCCATCTGGCGAGCAACCAAACCAGCCGTGATTGCTCTGACAAAAGCCCACCTGGACCAGCTTGTTTCCGGTAACCTTCTCAAAAGCATCAACGGCCTGCGGCTCCATCTCGGTTCCGCGCTGCATGGCCGCGTTTTCAAAGTTAGGATTCTGCCAGCATTTGGCCCGTTCGCTGATGAGCTTACAAATCGCCTTCTCTCTCGCCCCTTCCGCAACCTTGCCTTTGGCCAAGAGCCATGGTCCGAAGTTCGACGCCGTGAGGACTCCGCGCCGAAGATCATGCCACTCCTCGGAGCGTTGCTCGCAGTAATAGATTGTGCAGTCTGGAAATTCTTTCATGCTGAGGCGAGGGTTTTGGTTTTGGTTGCGAAATCCAATCGAAGCGCCCTTTCCAAGATGTCATCGTTTGGCAGGTGATTGATGCTCGGCAGGATCTCCGGTTTAGCCGGCTCGATGCGTGCCGGTATGACCTCGCGCTTCGATGCCGGAACCATTTTGCCGCGAACCATCTTCGCGTCCTTGGCCGGGATCACTCTCGCCGGAATGATCCTTTCCTCGGTCGCGTCGATGCCAGTTTGAAAATCACACTTGCCCCCAAGGCCAACGTAGAGATCGACGCGGCGCTGCATCTTGTTTCGCTGCCTTGATGTCAGATCAAAGTTCTGGATCTGATATTCGGGAAGGAGTCGCCGGATCGCCGCAAGGTTGAATCGGATGGTTGGGTTCCCACCCAAATGGTCGATGTGGTAGATTGAGACTTCTTTCATGATTCCTCCTTCATTTCTGTCGATTCTGCCTCGATGGCTGGCTGCGAAAACGAAACCTTCGCGGCCTCGTTGGCGGCTCGATTCACCTGGATATCGGCGAGCTTGTCGCCATCCTTGTCGAGCGCATCGTGGAACTCAGGCGAGAGCGTGAGCCGTTTGGAATGGCGGCGAATAACCGTCTTCTTGGCCATCTCCTCAAAATCCGTTACCCACGGGCCGGATCCGCTGGCCTTCGACCGTTTGCGAATCGCTTCGACTTCCGCCAGCGTCATCACCTCAGTGTCGATCTCGCCGTTGGACATTTTGACAATGCTGTAGACAGCTTGGAGCTTGCCTCGATCTTCCCGCCAGTTCACCGCATGGCTGATCTCGCCATTGATCCACTCAAACGAATCGCTCTCTTTGACCGTCTCGGCTTTCCAGGAGACTACCTCGCCGGATCGTTTGGCAAGCTCGACGAGTCCCTTCCAATCAACGATCAATTGGACCTCTTTGCCGTAGGGGATCAGGTGGCAGCGCCGCCCGTCAGGCTCAAGGCCCAGCGACGAGCAGTCAAGCATGGCTCGCATGAAACTCTCCTGCGAGCATTCGGCAAGCTTGGGGGAGCGAAGGAGAAGCGTGGTCGCAACGCGCAGGAACCTGTCCGGCGTCATGTGGCTAGGCAATGCGCGAGCAATCTGCGCTCTGACAGCCTCGGAATTGATAAGCCCCTTAATGGTGCGGGGCGCTTCGGTGATTTCGTTTTTCATCTGTCTCTTTTCTGTTTAGCGCGTATCAGTCGCGCCCCTGCCCGTTGTCGGGAAAAATGTCCAGAGCCAGCCCGTAAAGCTCCTCCTCGGCGGCATCGACGGCGGCGAGTCGGATGCCTAGGTTTTTGAGCATCCGCACCTGGACCGCAAGGCCGTCGTAAATGAGATGGTCGCATGATTCACGCTTGCGGCGGTGAAAGGCGCGGATCTCAGCGATGAGCTTGTCAGTCTCGCGCTCATGATTTGCGAGTAGTTGGTCGATGTTCATGGTCTGTGGATCAGGTAGTCAATGGCGTAGTCGTAGTCGCGGCGCTCAACAACGGACGGGTCGAGTTCCTCCCCTGTCTCGTTGTCGATGACTGCGACCACTTCAGATCGCTCAATCTCAAGCGTGACGCTCCTCTCGGCCTCGGGACCGTCGAGCAGGTAGCGCGAGACGACGCCGGAAACGAAATGAGAAATCATGGCCAAATCAGATCGAAAAGGGCCGGCACATTCCAGACTGCGAACACGGCAAGCGTTGTCAGCAGCTTTACGAGAAAGTCGATGGGATCAAAGTGCATTTGAAGCGATGTGAATAAGGGTTCCAGGGGCAACGTCGAAAAATGCAACAGGCTCAGTTCTGCGTTGGGCCTCGTAGCGAGCGCGAGCGCGTTCAAGGGCGTCACGCATCGCGAAATAATCGGCATCGCTTTTGGCTGCGACGCCAGCCTCGAAAGCTCGGTTGAACATGTCGGCGACCGAATCCGCCGATGAGAATGAGAGGAACTCCTCCATGCGTGCGCGGAGGTTGTCCGCTTTGCGATTTTGAAGAATGCTCATGCTTCGTCCTCCTCGGGTTGGTTGGCTGCGGAGCGGATGGCGCGGATCAGCAAGCGGCGAGCTTGTGCGGAGCGGCTCCGGTCCTGCTCTTGCGCAAGAGCGTCGAGCATCGCGCCCTCTTCGTCTGGGATTTCGATGTTTAGAATCATGCTGCTTGAATTTGAGGTTGAACGCTAAAATCTGCGATTGCGCGGCGCTGAATCTCTGCGGCTTGATCGGCAGAGATCGCAATGTGAAGGAACTCTTTCTCCTTCGGACTGACCGCATCGGGCTGGATGTTGACCAAAAACCAATCCGTTGCGCCGCGCTCAATGTAGACGCGGGTGCTTTTCGCGTTGTACTTGTAAGAGTTCGCGGACGGTCCCGCTGGGCGGAACACGACCTTCGCGCCCTTCCACTTGGCCTTGGGGATCGCGGACAGTTTGCGTTCCGCGCAGTTGATCGCTTCAAGAATCTGCTTGGCGCAGGTCACCGTAAACGATTCCGCCTTGCCGTTTACCTTAAGGAGTTCCGCGTTTATCGCGGCGTTGTTCTGAATGCTAACTTTGATTCTCATGCTCTCTTTTGTTTTCGTCGGCGGCTCATCCGCTGACGACGCCATCATAAATCCCGCCATAAAACTCGCAAGGGATTTTTTTAAGGAAAACAGAAAAAACCTTAAATCCTTTGCTCTGCTTGGATTTCGACCGCATCAAGGAGGACGCGAGCCGCCTCAATCATCTGGGCCTCGAAATCCTCCTGCGGCCAGATCCACTCGGAGCCGTCGTAGCCGTCCTGATCCGCTCCGCGATGCCCGTAGCCGCGCAGGCGCTCCGGCAGGTCGTCGGGATCCCATGGGCAATCGGTTGCAGCTCGACCAGATCGGTGAAGCTCGCAGACGAAATTGATCGGGGGGCAGCACAGGCAGATCATGCCAAGCCCTTAAAAACCACGGCTTCTATTTTCCTGACGATCTGCTCTTCCACCCAATCGGCAGTCTCGTCTGAGATGGACGCAGCGTGACGCAGCTCGGCAAGCAGGAGATGCAGCACCTCATGCACCGCTACCTGCGTCGTTTGCTCCTCCCGTTCGCACAACTCTAGATCGACTCGACAGGTCGCAGTGCAGGATGCGGGATCTGGTTCAATGCTTGCGTAGTTTCCCGCACCAGGCTCAACCGAAAAGCGAACGTCATAATGAGCAAGGCCCAAAGCCTCCTGCGCTCTGCGGAAATGTCCCTCAAACGCGCTCATCGGCCCTCCAGCATGTTGCCAAGGAGGGAGCGCCCTTCCCAGATTCCAACATTTATGTGGAGAAACTCGCCTGATTTTGCGATGACCTGGTAGCCGTAGCCGTGCGACCAGCCCGTGGGATCCGAATGCCTCCAGAGCGGTTGACGCTGGCACAAGCAGCCGGGATTCCAAGCCTTTACGAGGCCGACACCGGGAAGGACTCGCGTTGCACTGTCCTCGCGGTGAGTGTGCGCAAAGACGACGTTTCCTGCCGTCCTCGAGACGGAATCGCTCGCGGCGTTCTTGGATCCGCTCAATTCGTGGACGAAGAAGATCTTTCCCATCTTGATCCAGCCTGGTGGAAGGCCGGGAACGTGCGTTTCGGAACGCCGGTAGTAGATGATGCCGCGCTCTTTGAGCTTGAGGAGAAACTCAGGCGCGTTGAGCTGCCGAAGGAACTCAGCATCTCGCGAGTTCGACATCGTCTCGTCAATGACCCACCGCTCGACTCGGTCCTCATGGTTGCCCTCGATGTAATGGATCTGCGCGGAGGGCGCGGCCTCTTGGAGCTGGTCCAAGAACCAGTTGCCATGGGCGATGTCATCCTGATAGCTGTAGGTTGTCTGGGCGATGTAGTTGGCCGCGTGGTGCTTGGCCAAAAACCCACCACATTCCACGATGTCACCGTTGAGGATGATCTCATCCGGCGAGAGTCGGCGCACATCGCCAAGAAACGCCTCGACGGCGGGACGGTCCATCATGGAGCCATGGACATCGTTAGCGATCAGCCTGACGGTTTCGGTTTTTACCCTCGGCCTCGGCTTGTATTCGTTTTTGATCGGGAATTTGGCCGCTCGCAGCGCATTGTATTCGTCCAGCGCATCGTCTCGATCCTTTCGCAGGGCTGAAGCCTCGGCTCGGGCTTTGGCCAGTTCCGCCTGCGCCTTTACGACGCGGTTCATGGCGTCGGAGTCCGAAACCAGCTTATTGGAAAGGTCAATTTCTTCGTTCATCGCATGTAGGATTTAGCGGTTTCGGGATTCATGACGGCTTCCTCAAAATTGTCGGGACTCATTTCGACCCATTTAAGGCAATGGAGACTTTTTGCGTGACGCCTGATCGTATCCTCGGA